GATGGTAAGGTAGTTGAAAATTGGAAAAAACAGACAAACTTTGATTGTTTATATTATTGTTATAAAATGAATTTACCAAATGATATAACTTGGTTAGAAATCTAATAGAAAACAAAATAAAATGATATTTACCATATAAAATACTATTCCTCTACTATTTCTTGTAATTCTTGTATGTCTTTTATTTGTAATATTTGTGGGTCGTCATTCCAAATAACAGGACAAGTGCAACGACCTTTCTTATACATAAGGAAATCTCTACTGCGTCCGTAGAAATAAATCCATTTCCAAGCGTCCCAGTTGTCCGCTAATGGATAAAACCATTTCTCTGTTTCTTTGTTAAAGTCCTTTGTAAAATCATACAATATCCCATCTTTTTCATTTAGTGAGTGGATCTCAAATGACATTCTACAACCACACGGACAGGCAGTAATATTATATCCAAAACGATACTTGTATCCGTGTTTTGAGAAGAATTTTGCGTTAGTATGACACAGATTATTAACAGCAATACCAGTAATAGGGACTTTCTGTGTTTTTTCTTTTATAAATTTTGGAAGTTTGTTAATTTGCACCCCATTCGTAGAAGAACTAACGTCTGTATCTCTACCAGTCCATTCTTTCGCAATTCTTACAGCAGTAGTAATATCCTTCCTTCCATCAGGAGTGCGTAGATAGTTCTTGTATTCGTCAGTAATCTGTTGTAGTGTCATGTGTGTATTCATATTATATAATACTATTAGTTATTCTTCATATCCCTTTGCGTTAGATTATTACAGTTAAATAACTTTTTATCAGATTTATGATTAAAATATGATATTTACCATATAAAATTTATAAATTATACCAATTAAATATCATTTATAAATCTAAAATACAATATATTGTAATAATCTTATTGTAATAATCCAGAATAAATCCGATTATCCAACACATACTGCTAAAAGTTCATTTTCACTTGTTCCAGTTCCACCAACCAGTGTAGCAGATGAACCACCAACACTTAAATCCACTTCCACTGCATATCGTAATGAAACAGTTGTTGTTGATGCACACACGATGGGAACACTTACACTACAGTAAGATGTTTGTGCTTCAAGAATAATTGAATCTTGAAGCGGACTAAATAATGTATGTTGTTGGATTTGGTCATTTAAATTGTTATTGTATATCAAAAATTCTGCGAAACCTGTGGAAAAATTTGCACCTATTCCTGTATTGAAATTAACTTGTCCTGTAAGTATCCATACTCCAGTAGGTAAATCCATCTGAACTATTGTTCCACCTGAAAACCCATTTGGTAAATTTATACTTGACGCTAATTTTGTGCTAATAACTTGCCCTATCTGACCACGTGAAGAAACTAATACACTACTTTGAACTGACATCGTATATATAATATACTAATATATTATTCCTAAAATTAGTTTATAAACCTACTTTTATCGCTCTTAATTTTGTTTCAGTAACTTGAAGTGCTGCCCCAGTGCTACTACCTTTTACTCCTATATATTGCACTGATGTTGTAGTTACTGGTGCAGTGAATGAAATGTTTGCAGTAATAGTTGTTGTTCCTGCTGCAGTATAATCTAATACTGCAGTTTGAGAGAACTGAATTGCCAACCCACCTGCTTCGTTGGAATAATATATATCAAGTTGTTCTATAGTAGTTCCTGCACTAACAGTCAAAGTTATTTCACCATTACAACTATACACACCATCATTAAGAGTAAGTGCAGCACAATCTGTTGCTGGAATTCCAACAGGTATAGTTGCAGATAATGGTGTAGTTGTTAGAAATCCTTGTCCTACAAAGCAGTTTATTACACGAGGTTGATTAGTTGGAAATGTATATTGGGATTTTACACTCATACTATATAATAACTTTATACAAAATTTATTATATTATCAGAAAGATTATTACTAAATATTTAGTATGCTGATTTAGTGCATGACAATGAAACACTATTAATTGTTCCTGCAACAACACCAATTGTACCACTTAAACCGACATACAAAGTAGTTGCAGCAGAAATAGACACAGTTGATGTAATTCTTGCGATAAAAGGGGTAGAAGCAGCAGCAGTTAATGCAATAATTTCCGTTTGTTGAGCAAGTATCGATGCAGCAGCAGCAGCACTTGAAAGATAGATAGCAAGGTTAGATACAGTACCAGTATTAGCGACTGTTAAAGAAATTTGTGACTCTACAGAATATACACCTGCTTGAACTGTAACTGCAACACAGTCAAGGGGGGCAGCACCGACTGGTAGAGTAGCACTTAATGCTGTTGATGAACTGAATTCTTGACCTACACCGCCTGATAGTATGGTAGAAGGAGCAATTGGGGATGTGTATTGGGAAATTGCACTCATGATATTATATAATATACAAAGATAAAATAATTATGCTAAACATTTCTAAATTATTTTATTTTCAAAGTTGTTAAATATTCTAAAGGAACAAAAAAATAGTCCGTCATATCTTCTTCTTTATTAATTCTACTATAAGGTTTTCTCTCAAATGTATCAAATACATGTTTATCATATTTCAAATAACATATTTGGTCTGTAAAATTAAAAACGAATATTTGTTGTTTATCCGAAGAAATTACTTTGTTGCAAGTTAACAATGTTGTTGGATATTGGTTTTTCCTATTTTTTCGTGATTTTAATTCATAAAGATTCTTATCATCTTCAAAGTCCCATTTACAGTATCTTTCTGGGGTTGCCTTCATATTCGGACTATCGAAATAATCTTTAAGAATATCAAAGATTATCTCTTGTTGTTTTGTTCCGTATGAATAATCCTTATGGTATGTAATGCTTCTAAAGTGTGGATTACTTTGTATTGTAGATGTCATTATATATAATCTAATATTAGATTATTTTTTTCTAAATATCAACGCATTTGATTTAAAATTTTTATTTTATCTGTATAATATATAAACATGTCACATACAGATATTGGATCTTTAACCGCTAATCAATACCAAGATATTAAAATACGTGAAAAAGAATTCCTTACAGATTCGGATTTAAGACGTTTTTTTCCAAATAACAAAGACCCCAAACCAATTATTAAATATTCGGATTTAGCAAAAGTTAAGTCTATTTATGAGTTACTTCCAAACGATAAAGATTTTAAAGTTATTTTAATTGAAAGTAGATACAACACTGGGCATTGGGTTAGTATTTCAAGAAATGGAAAATATATTTATTTTTTTGATTCGTACAGCAATAAACCTGATGGACAGTTAAGATACATTAAATCATTTTGGAGAAAAATGCTTGGTCAAGACGAGACTTATTTAACGAAATTATTACAACCTGCATTATTAAAGGGTAGAAAAGTCTTGTACAATAAAAATAGATTACAGTCTCTCAAATCTGGTTCTGGAACTTGTGGTAGATGGGTTATCTTATGGTTACTAATGAATCTTCAAATGGGGTATTCATTAGATGAGTTTGAAGAATTTATTGATAAAAATAAAGAAAAACTTGGTTTAACACGTGATGAGTTAATTACACATTTTGTTAAATAGTTAAAATGCTTGGTTAAAATCAAAACAATCTTCCGAAACTACACCTGTTGTTAATGCATATTCTGTAGTTAATCTCTCAAAGAAATTCGTTTTACCTTCCAGACTGATCATTTCCATAAAGTCAAAAGGATTTCTCTCATTGAATATTTTTTCGTAACCTAATTGTACCATTAATCTGTCAGCAATAAATTCTATATATTTACTCATATTTATAGAATTCATACCTATAATCCTACACGGTAATGCTTCAATAATGAATTCCTTTTCTATTTTTACTGCTTCTCTCACCATCTCTATTACTTTAATTGTGGGAACTTTATGTTTTACTTGACTGTAAAGATAACATGCAAATTCTGTATGTAATGCTTCATCTCTTGAAATAAATTCATTAGATGCTGTTAACGTCTGCATTATACCACGTTTTTTTAAATAGAAAATACTACAGAACGCACCACTAAAAAATAGTCCTTCAACAATCGCAAACGCAATTAACCTTGTACCAAAAGATGCATTAATAGATTCTATCCATTTTATTGCCCAATCTGCCTTTTTTTTGATACACGGAAATGATTCGATTGCATTAAATAACTTATGTTTCTCTCGTTTATCAGTTATGTAAGTATCAATTAGTAAAGAATATGTTTGACTGTGTATTGACTCCATCGCCATTTGGAAACTATAAAATGCACGTATTTCAGGCATTTCCATCTCTCTGAAAAATCGTAATCCCAAATTCTCTATTACTATTCCATCTGATGAAGAAAAAAATGCTAATATCATTTTTATGAAGTGTTGTTCATCTTTATTTAGTGTATACCAATCATTCAGGTCTTTACTTATTTGTAATTCTTCTGCTCTCCAAAAACTGGTTATTGCTTTTTGATAAAATTCATATACTTTATTGTCTTGTACTGGGAAGAAGGTGTATTTATTTGTTTGTGCTTGTAATAATGGTTCATCTTCTAAAATATTCTCCATAATAAAATATGTATATATAATAAATATAGAAATGGAATTGGAAGATTATTCAGATCCTGTTGCTGTTCTCAAGAAAGCAAAACAAATTTTTGGAAAAGATTTCTTACTTTTAAGGTCACGAAGAAAGAATAAGAAATATGCAACTATTGACCCCAATACTGGGAAACTTGTTAATTTCGGACAATTAGGTTACCAAGACTGGACTAAATCACGTGACCCAAAGCGTCGCAAAGCATTCTTAAATAGAAACAAAAGATGGAAAGATGCATATGAATACTCACCTGCATTTTTATCATATCATCTATTATGGTGAACCGTCTTTTTTGGCGGTTTTGACCCTTTTTCACCTTTATATGACATTTTCTTTTCTTTTTTTCGTGTAAAGGGAAAAATTGGTCAAAACCGCCAAAATTCACGGTTCTGCTTTTCTAACGCTCCGCTCCAAGTATTTTCAGATACCAACGATACCAGTCATCTTACATTCACGCTGACCTGCTGGTGCTAATGGATACGAATACTCTGATGCATGTATTGACTTGTATGCATCTGGTTTTCCTTGTATATATTCTGCGTGATTCCTTTTTAGTATTGGTTTTGCTATTTCTATTTTTGGTTTCTCCAAATAATATTGTGTAATATGGTTATACAATACTATAACCCACTTTGTCAAAAATTCAAACATTTTATACTTATACATTATAAAATATAATTAGATTAATTTTATGTAACTCTAACATCACAATTTTCTAAATCTTTTGTCTCATCAAGTGAAACATTAAAAAATTGTTGTGATTTATGTAATCCGAATAATTGCGTCAAACTTATTGCTGTTTGATCCTTATCTGGGGTATCTGGTGTTTTACTACCATCTGAACCATCTTTCATTCTAATAAATTCTGGTATCTTCGTTATTGTATCAACTTTTAATCTTTTATGCATCAATATCTCTCCTTCTTTTAATTTCGTATAGTATGAATACTTTTTATTCAAATACGTGTTTCCATCCTCACCACGTTGCTCTCTCGGCACATGTAACATTTTATAAATATCAACCGCCATCGTATAATATTCTTTACTTTGATTCAATTCCACATCCATGTTTGCTGTTATATTCAAGTACAATTCAACCGCCGTTATTGTTCCGATTACCATACCTAAAAAACAATTTGTTAAACTAATCCATTTTTGTGCTATAAATGTCTGCAATCCTACTGCTGTAGTTGCATTTACTGAAGATAATATTAATATTGGGATTCGGAAGTATTTAGAATATCCTTTAAAATAATAGTATCTCTTACGATGATACTCTGATAAATTCACGCAATTTATCCTCAATTTTTCTAATAATTCTTCATTCTCCGTTGTCCAACTTGGTGCCATTATTATGTACTATATATATATAAGAAATGAGTGGAATATCTAATTATACACTGAACCAAAAGATTTCTAATTTACAAGCACAAATACAATCCCTCCCTACTCCGACTTTAGACGCTGTTCTTACTTCTGGTAATGATGCTGGAGGACAGAGTATAACTAATTTAAATGATGTCGCATTAACCACTATTAATGGTCTTCCTCCTGCTGGAGCAGAGAACTTGGAGCAAACTTTAACAATAGGTAATAATGCTGGTTCTAACGATATCGATATGAATAATCAAGATATTCTGAATGTAAATAATATTGACCTTACCACTATTAATGGGTCGGCATATCCGCCTGTTGTAGCAGACAATACACTTACAGAAGTCCTTACTGCTGGAAATGATGCTGGTGGATTGAGTATAACTAATCTTAATGATGTAGCATTAACAACCATTAATGGAACAGCATATCCTCCTCCTGCACCAACTTCATACAATCCTATTTTACGAAGTAGTAGTGG